AATTGTCATTGGTATGGATTTGGAAAACACCCGAAAGAAGTCACGAAGACATTAATGACCAAGATAGCACAGTTACCATCCCATTCAGTTGGTGTGATAGTGAGTGACATAAGCAAATGTGATGGGTCGAGAGGATACTTTCACCATTGCCTACAACAGAGTGTATATTTGAGAGCCTTTGCTCAAGAATATCATTCTGAAATTATTCGGTTGCAACAGAAACAGGCTTATGCTCATGGTGTCACTAAGTATGGATTAAAGTATGATGCGACTTTCAATACTTTATCAGGTTCTTCATCAACATCTGTGGACAATACTTTGACGAATGCTTGCGCTAATTACATAGCGCTAAGGTATGATTATGAACCAAGCGAAGCTTGGGACAAGTTAGGATTGTTTGCAGGTGATGATGGTGTCCCAATGAATGTACAACCAAAGACATTGTCAATGGTTTTTGCAAAATTGGGCATGTTAGTTAAGACTGATGTAGTAATGAAAGGGCAGCCAGTGAGCTTCTTAGGACGCATTTATTTGGATCCTTGGACAACGAACGAATCCATGATTGATGTTAAGAGGCAATTTGCCAAATTACATCTGAGCGCCACACCAGATATAGTACCAAGGTCATTGGCTATATACAATAGAATTGAAGGGTTGAACGTAACAGATTCGAACACTCCCATGATAAGTAATTACATCAAGTGGGTAGTAAGGAATATAGAGCCACCAAGTGAAGCTGATAGAGTAAGGTATGATAATTTTAAATTGAGGGATAAAACCTATTGGTCCAAATACCATGACGCATTTGAACCATTAGTAAATAAAGAATTGGCAATTAAAATTATTTGTGATCAATTTAATATCAGCAGAGCTAAATACGATGAGTTCATAGAATTGTTGGACAAGAGCACCGAGCAGTCAGCGCCCTATAATTTCTTTACACCTGAGCGTAAGGTAGAAATACCAGCAGCTATTAGAGGAGAGGTGGTATTGCCCAAACCAAAATTAAGTCACCAACAAGAGATCAAAAAGAATTTGGGTAAAGGCAATGACAAGTTGAAAGTAAAACCACCATCGGATCTAGGTGTCATAGTCAAGAGGTCACCCAAGTATGGAGAGAAATTAATAGCACGGGTTAAAGCGCAGGATAACATCCAGTTAAAGGAGAAACAAACCAAGCCCGTAAATAACCTCAAAGTGTGTCAATTTTATAAGGATAAGAAAAAGTGTCCTTTTGGTAGGAAATGTAAATTTCCACACACTGACTTATAAGCTACCTACCGCAGTTTTAAAAACGCTAGTGTTATTTATTGGTCTTGCGAACCAATCACTTTTCAAAGATTTAGAAAAATGAATAATGTCAAGAACAATAAAACAAAGAGTACACCTAAGCCAAATAAAGGCAGACGGAATAATAGAAAACG